GTTGCAAGTGGGAATGGGTGTGTCGAGGGAGGAATCCTTGAGTATCCCGGCAACCGCTGGGTTTACAAGTGGGACAAGCTACAGTCGACGCGCGACCTTGCGTACGGTCCGCCTCGGCTCGTGGTCGAGGCGAATCGGTACGTGTGGGCTATTTATGCGACCTACACCGGTGGCGCTGTTACGTTGCGAGCTCGAGTGCTCGACACCGAGGACCCGAACCTTGCGTGGGGAACCGAGCAAACGATCGTCACCAACTGCCAAGCCACCAGGATCGATCTTGCGTACGACGCGCTGAACGATGGTACGTACACGTACGTCGCGGTCAACCTCGCGGCCGGGACTCTATACCTTTGGAAGTGCGACCGCACTTTTGCGGGAGCGGTCACGGCGACATACACTCCGGCGTCCGCCGTTTTGCGGACGGTCTGTCTATCTCGCACGGGTTCAGTCCTTTGGGCAAGCTATTTCCGGACGGCGCCTGGGTCCGGCGCATACGTACAGCCAATGGCGACGCTCAACCTGATTGCGACGAGTGCAGAGTTGTACACCGGTGCGTCTATCGGCGCGGACGTGCGGAGGTTGACAACCGCAGCAACCGCGGACGGGATACTGATTATCGTCGAGTGGGTTTCTGTCACCTACCGATTGTTGCACTATCTCAAAATCGACGCGGCGTACACTGTTAGCGGGACGCACCGACTCATGTATGCCGAGCTCACGATTGCGAGCAAAGCCTATTTTGCAAACGGTTCGGTCTTTCTCGTGCTCCGCCAGTCGGGCAATCTGTATAGCACCGGCGGGTATGGCTATCTCGAGTCCGCGTATTGCCTGGTGGCAATCGATGAGGTTGACACTGGTTTTGTAATAAGCGAGCGCGCTCGCGTCGTCGCTGGGCTGGCATACGGGATAGCTGGCAACTCCGGTAACACCGGTGCGCGGAGCGCCGGGTCGTACGCGGGCGCGCAATTCACCTCGCCGGACTCCGGCAAGACGATCATGGTCGCGTTGCCAACGAAATATGGTGGAGTGACCAACCTCGCGTCGACCGGGTCGCTATTTGTTTTCGACAACACCTTGCCGCCTTCGCTCCCGGTCAAGTGGGGGAACTCCGTCCAGTTTGCCAACAACACAGTGTTCGACGGGCGCACCGCGTGCGAGTCAAGTTTTGTACATCCGCCAATGATCGATTACGTGGCAGACGGCGGAGTGACTGGTGGGTTGAGTGCAGGAGACTACTCGTGGACAGCGGTCTGGGAGTGGTTTGACCGCAATGGGATCCGGTATCAGTCGGCACCAGGCAAACCATACCTGCTAAATTTCGCAGCGTCTTTGCACAAGGCGACTATCCGAGTCAATTCGTTAGCACTCAGCACAAGGGTTTCGACCGCTGCGCTTGTGCAGGATGCGCACATCGTTTTCTACCGCAACACGCTCAATTATCCCACGATCTATCGGCGTTGCGTCCCGTACGCTGTCACGCTTGGGACCGGTATCGCTCGTATCAACCCAGAAACGATGCCATGGGATTTGACTGAAAGTGCGGCGGACTCTTCCGTCGAGGAGCAGGAAATACTCTACACGGACGGAGGAGTTCCGCCTTCGGTTTGCCCACCCGGGTTTTTGTATATGGTGTCGTGGCAGGGCAGGTTGTGGGGGATATCCGCAGAAAACCCGCGGCAACTTTGGTTTTCCCAACCCTGGTTAGGTGACCAGGGGCCAGCCTGGTCGCCGGTCCTGACAATCGACCTGCTCGGCGAGGACACCGCAGTTGCACTCGCTCCAATGGTCGACCGGTTGGTCGTGCTCAAAAACAACTCAGTGTCTGTTGTGGTTGGCGACGGCCCTGCGTTGACGGGGCTCAACGGGACGTATCTAGAACAGGAGCTGGTGCGCGGTATCGGTTGCTCGCAAGCCAAGTCGGTTGTCACAATGCCTGCCGGAGTGTTTTTCATGTCGGCGGGCGGGATACGCCAGCTCACGCAAGGCGGCGATTTCTTACCGGTCGGCGACCCGGTGCAGGACGAATTTTTGACATACCCACAGGTCAATGCTGCGACGCACCTTCCGGACCGGGACGTCGTTGTGTTTTGTGTCAGCGACACTTCAGAGTCTGTCGGGCAAGTTCTGGCGTACAATTACGCGGTCAACGCCTGGTCTGTTTGGAAAATCTCAGACAGCGTCGGGTCGCTCGCAGTACTCAAAGCGTCCGGAGTGGTTGGTGGGTTGTGGCATTGGGCCAGCAAGGACGGCAACGTCTACAAGGACGATACCTACTATTGGGATGCGCAACCTGTGGACCGCGGGAGCAAGGGCGATTGGATAACGCTCAAGATCGAGACACCATGGCTCAAGATCGGAGCACTCGCCGGATTCCAACGAGCGCGCAAGGTCACGATCGTTGGGCATTTGCAGCACGCGCAGTCCAGCCATGGTTTGGTTGTCGCGACCGCACGTGATTACGTCGACACGGCGACGTCCGAGCTCACGATTGCGTACGGGTCGATGCAATCGTACTCGGTGTCCGAGCGGATATTGGTCCCGATGCGTTTTCTTACGCAGCGGTGCGCCGCGGTCAAAATCCAAATCTACGACACCGCAGGCGACGACACGAATTTTGCGACGTACCAAAATCTCGGCATCGGTCCGCGCATCGACGGGCTTACACTAGAGCTTGGACTCAAACGAGGACAGCACCGAGTAGGAGACACGTGATGGCGTTCGATTTTGGCTCTGCATTTGGCGGTGCACTCGGCGGTGCGGCTGCTGGTTCCGCGCTTGGACCATGGGGCACTTTGGGTGGTGCGGTCCTCGGCGGAGTGGTTGGCGGTATGTCTGGCGGCGGCGACAATATGCCAGCCCCGCCTCCAAACCCATGGGGCGACGTCAACGATCCAAATTCGCTGGCGTACGGGATGCGCTCGTCGATGGGCCAGTCGCAGGATATGCAATCATCGCTATCGACCGAGCGGACCGGTGTCGCCGGGCGAGGGGCACCGCAGGCGGATTGGACGCAATACAACGACGAGCGCAACGCAAGTCGCGGTGTCGTGCAACGGCAGGACGTGCTCGGAGGAGCACTCGCGGACGCTGCGTACGGCGAAGGCGGTCCGTCGGTTGCGGAGCGTCAACTGTACGCTGGGCAGGCGGCAGCTACCCGCAACGCACTTTCGCTCGCCAACAGTGCACGGGGCGGAGCGCAGGCGCAACTCGCCGCCCGGCAACAAGCTGCGTACGCTGGCAACCAAAACATGCTCACGGCAAACCAACAAGCAGCGCAACTCCGAGCTGGCGAACAACTAGCTGCTCGCCAACAGTATGCGCAGCTCCTCGCACAACAACAACAAGCGCAACTCGCACAACAACAGGCGGAGATGTCGCGCCAACAGTTTGGAGTGCAGACGCAGTTGTCGCAAACGGGGCTCAACGACGCGATGGCGCGCGCGTATTTGAGTGGCGAGCTCGAGTTGCAGGGCGGGAGGCAATCCGCGTTGTCCGCGCAAATGGGTCAAGCGTCCGGGTACTCTGGTGATATTTACGGGTCGCAATTGCAAGCCGCCGCGGCAAACCGACAAGCACGCGCACAACAACAAGCGGCATGGGTCGGAGCAGGCGCAACGCTCGGGGCTGGTGCTCTATCGCAAAGGTCGGGGCAAGCTCCTGCGACTGCGCTTGCGACAACACCGACTCCTGCACCAGCCCCGCCGCCCGGCAACCAAATGGGACCGTCCAATCGATACTCGTCCGGATTGCCGTATAATTTTTGAGGTGAGCCATGCCAATGACCACACAAGAGATGATTGACCAGGCGGCTGCGCAAGCGCTCATGGCACCTCAATCACCAGCCCCAACTATGGCTCCGCCTGGTTACGTCCCGCCCGCAGCGCCAGCCCCGCCCGGGCAGACCACGGCGGACGCAATTGCAGCGCAAGTTGCGGCGGCAACCGCTCCGCCAGCGCAATCTCCAATGATGACCGGCGCTCCCGCAACGATCCCGGAGTGGTCAATCGCACCGCCAGCACCGGGCGATCCGCAAGCGGGATTGCCCACTGTAAAAATGACCGGCGCCCATCCGGTCGGGATCGGAACGTTCGCCAGCCCCGAGCCCGCGCCCGATATCAGTTTGCAATCAGGACTCGACCGGCAGCTGGCTGGGCAAGCGCAAAAAGCCGTGCTGGGGTTTGCGCCGAGCGGGATGGAATTTGCTCCGCCGGGCGGGCCAGCCACGCAACTGCAACAACCATTTGCTCGCCCGCGGGTTGTGCAGACGAGCAAAGGCGGGCGCACCCCGCAATCGTGGCAGACGCAAACAACCAAAGGCGTTGCCGTCCCGGAGGAAGCGAAGCAATTGACCGCTGACGCGTACGCGACCGAGCGAGCTGCTGCGGAAAAATACGCGATGATGGCTATGGCGGCGAACAACCGCGCAAACACAATCGAAGCGGCGGGCCGAGAGCAGGTCGCGCAGGAATACAACGACGCGTTTGCGCGGTCGAAACAACAGTACGACACCGCAAGAGCTACAGCGGAACGAGCGGCGGCGGAAGCAGCAAACCCAACAACGTTTTGGGAAGACCGAAACACCGGCGACCGGATTGCCGGTGCCATTGCAATGGCGGCGGGTCAATGGGCGGCAATCCTGGGCGGCGGACCGAACGTTGCGTTGCAGATAATCGACAAGGCCATCGAACGAGACATCGCCAGCAAACGCGATAAGTACAACCGGGCGACTGGCACGATTGCGCGACTCAAATCGCAATGGGGCGACGAGCAACAAGCGCTATCCGCAGCTCGTGCGCAAGCGTACGAGCTGGTCGGAGCGCAGGCGGGGCAACTCCGGGCGGTTGCCAAATCGCAGGAGCAAGCGGCCGCACTTGACCAAACGATGGCGGAGCTCGACCGGCGCCGGGCGGCGGAGATAACCAAGATCGCCACGACCGAAGCTGACAAGGTTGTCACGTCGCAAACGGACATCAATCGACCCGCGACCTACGCCACGGTTGGTGGTGCGGTCGGTGCGCCTGGGTTCCGCGGCGGCGACCCGACTAAAGGGAAATCAGCTGGAGCAAAACAGTTGGCCAAGGACCTGGCACCAATCCTAGAGCGGTTCAACGTCACGAGGGACGCACGGGCGATGCTCAACCGGTATCCGGGACAAGATGATGTGCCCGGGCTAAACTATGGGACTGGGCTTGTCGCAAAAATCCCGTTTGCATCCGCGCAACGGGCGTTGTCATCCGAAGAGGCTCTCAACAACAACCAGGTCGTGCAACGACTCGGTGCGACGTTGACCAAACAACTCGCCGGTCCAGGCGCGGTGTCGGACTCAGAGCGGCAACTCATGTCGCCGATTGCAACTGGCGCTGCGAGCGACCCGCGAGCAATCCGCAACTCGGTCGAGGCAGCGGACGCTGCAACACAACGGGAGCTCGACAACGTGTTGGCGGGCGCCGATCCCAATGATGTTGCGCTCTATCTGCAACGGGGAGGAAAGCTGCCAAGTCCACCGGCGGGCGCGCCAGCCAGTTTCAAGCGGGGCGGGAAATGACGCTTGCTCGCGACGTCCAAACCGGGGCGTGGGTTGACGTACCCAATGACCAGCTGGTCGCCGCGTACGAGTCCGGCCGGTACAGTTTGCCAACAGAGATTCCCGTCGCGGCGCCGAGCGGCGGGGCTGGTGCTATTGCACCGCAGGACCTACGACAAGCAACCGAGCAAGGTTTCGTTCCGATAACGCAAGAGGAAAAACGAGCTGCGGACGTCCGCGAGTCAATGTCGGGGATCGGCGGAGCAGCATTGGCTGGCGGAGCGGGGCTGGCAACGGGGCTAACGGGCGGACTGTTGCAGGGCGCGTTCGACACCGGTTTGCTCGCCGAACAGTACAAATCAGCACGCGAACAACACCCAATAGCTGGCGCGGTTGGCGACGTCGCCGGAAGCATTGGTTTCTCCTCGATTTTTCTTGGTGGCGCAGTCGACCGTGCGGGACAAATCGCGGCGAGGTTGGCAGGCGCAAAAGACGCATCGCTCGCACTCAAAACCGGGCAGGGCATCATCCGAGGTGCAGCCGCGCAGGCGGTCGACGCGGCGGGCGGCGCGATTGTGTCGACCGCTGTCAAACAACTCGAGGCTGAGGATAAGCTCAACGGAGAATTGATTGCGAGCGCAGCATTGCGGAGTGCGCTGATTGGAGCTGGGGCTGGTGCTTTGATAGGCGGAGTCGGCACCGCGGTCGCTCGCAAAGCCGGGTCGACCGCGATTGGATTGCACGCGGCGGGCAACCGCGCCGCGGCAAAAATCGATGATGTACTGGGGAGGTCGACCGATGAAATCGGCAAGGCAGGCGGTTGGGTCCGGAAGCTACTCGCCGGGCAAGGAGGGGCGGGGCTCGGTGCGCAACTCAATATCCCGGGGCTCGGTGGGGTTGCCGGTCGTGCGGCGGGAGCAGTCGACGATACAGTTCCGTGGCTCGCCAAATTGCTGCCCGGTCGAGCAGGTAAAGTCGCCGAAATCGCGGGGCAAATACTTGGCAAATCACCTAACATTGCGGCAACGTCAACGGCTGACGTTGTGGCAACAACGCTTGGGCAACGTGCGGTTGGCGCCGGTGTCAGCTCTGCCGCGGGCGCTTTGGGCGGGCTTGCTGGTGGCCTGGTTGGCGGTTTGCCCGGCGCGGCGGTGGCAAAAGGAATAAAAGAGCGGTTGGCTCCGGGGCTTGGCGAGCAAGTCGCCAAAGCGCTGGCGACCAACGTAGGGACAGTCGAGGACAAGGTTATCAAATTCGCACTCGCGAAAACCGACGCGGTGCGGAACGTCGCTGCGACAACGGCGGATAGTCAATACGACTCGCTTGTCAAGGCGGTCAAGAGTGTGGCCGGTCCCGCGGGCGCGGAGCAGGTTGCCGCCGAGGTTGGCCCTGTTGCCGGGACCCGACGACTCGGTGCTGCGTCGACCGAAGCAACTCGAGTTGCAGCGCAAAAAATCGCGTACCTAGAACAGCACCGACCGAAAAACGACGGAGCCAAAACGCTCACGCCGCACCTCGAGCGCCACGCGGTAAGTAAACGGGACCAACAGCATTGGCTCGAGCGCGCGGAGGTTGTGACAGACCCCATGTCAATTGCCAAACACATCACCAACAAGACCCTGACTCCGCGACATGTCGACGCGCTTGCATCGACCAGCCCCGAGTTACACGCGCGTTTGGTCGCGTCCGCAGTCGACGCTCTTGTGCAGAGGTCGAGTCCGCTGCCAGACGCGGAGCGGCGAGTATTTGACACACTGCTCGGTGTTGGTGTCGGCCGCGGGAGCGCGCATTCAATTCGTTCAGCGCAATCAATATACCAAACGAGCTCGCCGCCCCGCCGCCCGGCGCCGAGCGCAACAACAGGGCAACGTCAAGTCGCAGCAATCGCAGCACCTGCTGACAGAAAGGACCTGCAATGAGTTACAGACTAGAGCCACACAAATACGAGCTCGCCGTAACTGCGAGCTCGACTGCATTTGACCCAACGATTGTGGCTGAGGTGCAGGGATACGAGGTCGACACCGACGGGACGTACACGTTCCTTTTTGCCCAAAACAGTGCAACGATTGCTCACTATCGGTACAAGGGTATCCAATACGTAGGTCAAATCCAAAAATTTACATCGGGACCGACCAGCGCTGTTGTCACGCTCTATTGTCGAGCCAAGCCAAGATTGAGTACGTAAAATGGGACACCACGGCCACAGTGTAGCTCTCTCGTTTCGCGGCGGAGCACCATGGGCGCCCAACCGGATATCTGGTTTGATGCACTGGTCGGAGGCGATTTGGACTCCTCCGGATATCACGGTCAACGAGACAGGTGCCGACACTATTTCGTCGATAACCAACCGCGGGTCAATCGGCGGGGCGTTGTCAGAAGGGACCAAAGCAAACCAGCCACTCCTATCCTCCGTCGGAGGTGCGCAGTCTGCACTATTCTCTGCGGTTAGCGCGACCAAGCTGGTCTCGACAGCGACCGCGACCAACTATAAGAAACTGCATGATGGAACGGGGGTAACAGCATTTATCGTCTGCAACCTAACGTTGTCGTTAGCAGGAGCCCGCCAGTTTTTATTCAATACCTCGGCGGCGACCGCATACGGGTCGAAAGGTATGGGCTTGCGCGAATTTCTCCTCGCCGGGTCGCCTGCCAAACCAGGTTGTTTGTATCTCGAGGTTTTCAGCGGGGATCCTGCCGGTGCACCGATTTTTGCCTACACTCCAAACACGGTCCTGACGCAGGACCAAACGCATGTCATCACGTACAGACTCGATACTGCGCAGGCAACGGATTATGATGTGCGCGTCGATGGCGTGTCGAAAATATCCGGGAACGTCTCGGGCTCGTATCCGTGCACAACGGACGACCCGAATTTGACACTCTACTATGGGACGCAAACGGCCGTTCTCTACCATGCGACCGGGCACCTTCCGGCATTTTTGATGTACGGGTCGTATCTATCCAACGCAGATTGCGCCGCGGTCGAGGCATATTTGCTAGGCCGCGGTTGGGGGCCATAATGCCGACTCGCCAAATAGAATTCGATTCACTCCCGCAAGCGAAACGCTTCGTCGCCTTGCTGGACAAGGCAATGGGATTTCCGAGCCCTGCAACCGGGACCATAACCTGGGCAATCCCCGAGCCCAACGTCGCTGCTCGCAAGGTCGCTGTCATCCTGTGTTGGCTCGAGGGGATGCTCGGCTCGCAAACCATCCGACGAGCGCTCAACGCTAGTGAGCTTGTCGAGGTCGACGCTGCCAGAGCAACAGTGCGCGACAGGTCCGCAGTTTGGGACCCGCCAACCCCGGAGATTGGATGATGGATGCCGAGTCGATTGCTCTGGTCGTGGCGAGTGTTGCCGCACTTCGTGCGCGTGTCCCGCGCCTCGACGGTTGGTTGGTGCTCCCGGTCGCGGCGATTGTTACCGCACTGGTCGTGCTCGCAACTGGCTCGGGGCCATGGGTCGAGCAACTCAAACGAGGAGTTTTGACATGGATCGGAGCGATCGGGAGCACAGCAATGTTGACCAACGTGACAAAACAATTGCAACAGCGCCCCGCGGGCGGTTGAGATCTGCGCCCGAGATATCGCCTGCGACTAGGCACGTATGCACCGCACCGGACCTGCTCGACTGGTTGCGCGAGGAGCAAATCGAAAACCGTAATCTTTTCGGGCGCGCACCCAACCCCGCGCTTCAAGTGCCGGGGCGCGGGATATTGGGTGCGCTCTCGACTATCTCAACCGCGACCGCAGAGACGAAAAAGGACGTCGCGGATATCAAGGCGGACGTCGCGGAGCTTCGCGCTGGGATGGGCGAGGTGCAACGAGCAGTCGGTTTGAAAAATTCTTTGCCGCCCAAGGTCAGCTCGGGTAAAACCCGTGCGATTGCCGCGAGCAAATACGCAGCGGTTGGGATTGTGTGCGCGACCATTGTTGAGGTCGTGCGTGCACTCGTCCCGCTATTGGGAGGATGAAAAATGGACGATAAGTTTTTTTGGTCGGGCGTCGGAATCATTGCCGTGTTGGGATGCATTGTCGCGGGAGGTTGGTCCGCGTGTTCCGCCGCGCAAACCGCCCGGTCGCTCGCAATCACCAGCGACGCGTGCGTTGCGCTGGCAAACGCGTACCGTCGCGACGACATTGCAAATATGTGCCTAGTGTCCCGCGACCTTGCACCGTTGATTGACCAGTTGCTTGGCGAAGCGCAAGTCGCCCGGGGTTGCGAAAAGTGAACTGCGCGTATTGGTTGGTTGCTGCTGCTCATGTCTATCAATCAAATTTAGGCTGAGAATGAACAATCCAAAGTTGCTTGGTTGGCGCATGGACACGCACGACCCGCGGGACTATCCCGTCGGTCAGGCAATTTTCGAGAAACCCGTGCGAGAGCTCGACACGCAAGACCAAACGCGATACGTCGGCGACCCGATCGTGCAAGTCGGGCAGTCCTGCGTCGGTTGCGCAATCGCTCGCGCAATCCAAATGTCGTTGGCAATCCAAGGCAAGCCAGCGTTTTTGCCAAGCCCCTCGTTTATTTACGCGACCGCACTTGCAACCGCGCAGCCAGTCGGCGGTTTGGCATTGGATTTTGAGGATTTGGGTTGCTACCCTCGGGTAGCAATGCAGGGTGTGCGGCGCAAAACCCGGGGAGGGTTGCACATCGGAGTCCCGGACTGGCGAGATTGCAGTTTCGCCGATTTGATAGGCGACTTCGTTGTCCGAGCCCCGAGACCGAAGCACCAAACCGCATGCGTCCCGCTCGCGGATTTCGAATACTTTCGAGTCGGCGGCTACTATCAAGATAGGCTCGAGGCAATCCGCGATGCGCGCGCAGCTGGTTACGTGGTCGTCGGAGGGATCCTGGTCGACAAGAGATTCATCGACCACACAGGCCCCGAGCCTATCCGCCACGTCGACTATGATGGTGTGCTTGGCGGTCATATGTTCACAATCCTCGACCTCACAAAAACCGACGGGTTGATTGACAACTGGTGGGGCACTGAGTGGGGAGTGGCCGGCCGTGGCTGGTTGTCGACTGCGCTGCTCGGCTCCGACCTCGCCAGCGATTTTTACGCCATACGTGCATAGCCAAACCGCTCAAGCTACAATCCAACTATGAGGCAAGCCCTAATAGTTGCGGCAATTGCGTTGAGCTCATGTGTTCCAACGACCGGGCCCGTGCAACCCGTGCAACCGGCGACCGCCCCGACTTGCGCGGACGTGTGCGCGCATGCGGAGGAGCTCGGTTGTGCGGATATCGCCCGCCCGAAAAACCCGGCGACCTGCGCCGAGATCTGCGAAACAGCTCCAAATTATTCGATGCGCTGGCCGATATCGTGTATGGTAGTTGCGACTTCCTGCTCGGACATGCTGAGTTGTTGAACGCAACCGGTTGCTTCCCCCCACAACTGGTTGCGTTTTTTTTTGCGGTGCGGTAGCGTTGCGGGGCTGGTCCTTCATCCTCCGGACCAGTTACCCGGAGTGCCGTAGCTCCGGGTTTTTTTATTTGACAAACGGCGCAGCGCGAGTAGATTGCGGATTGCGATTTCGAGGATTGCAAGTGTAGCGGTCGGGGCTGGTCCCGGCCGCTCCGCGTTTGTAGACTAGAGCGATGGACCAACTGCTCATGCGCGCATTGCGACCCGAAATCATCCGTGGGGTCGTTGCGGACTATGCTCGGACTTTTTGCCCGCTATCCGCGAGCAACCCGGTCGAACTGATTGTTATTGCGGATTTGTGCGGGCCATTGTCGCCGGGTTTGCGTTGGCCACTCGACGTGCCGTATCAAACCGTCGACGGGAAAACGAAGGGTATCTCAACCTGCGGTTTGGTGGCAGAGGGGATACTCCGCAAACTGGGGTGTCCAGTCCCAGCGTTTCACCGCCCGTACGTTTTCGGCTCGTCGATCCGCCGAACAATCGAAGCTGCCCAAGCGCGTGGCAACTGGTGCACAGATGGAGCGCCCGAGCTCGGCGACCTGGTAGTGCTCGGTCCCGGCGGCAACCCGCACGCGCTCACAGTCGTTGGGATTGACGGCGACACGTACGAGTCGGTCGACGGTGGACAGACGGACTCGCACGGGTTACAGGCGGTGAGGTTCCGTTCGAGACGATTGCTCAACGGGCAGTTGGGAGGTCGAGTTGTTTTGGGTTGGGCGAGCTGCCCGGGCTGGTGGGATTAGCGGTTTTTCGCTTCGCAGAGCGCAAGGCACTGTGCGTACGGGACGGTCCCCGCCGGGTCGTACTCTGGTAGCCAAACCCAACGGTTGTTTCGATAAGCTTGTCGGGGCTCGGTTGGCAGCTGGTCGACAGGGCAACCAGCGTTTTGCCACGACTCAAAACCAGTCCAATCAATATCCTCGACCGCCAGCCCCGCGTCCGGGCCCAGCGAGTCGATATCGTTTTGGCACATTCCCGCGGACGCGTCCGCGGGAAAAGGAAAGAAGCGCTCCATCGTCCCGTCCTCGAGGAAGCGGGACATGAACTTGGCGTACAACAACTCGTCGAGAGGCGACAACTCGTCGCCGCTCGGGTCAATTAGGACAACCTGCGTCCATGGGGTCAAACCGGGTCGTAGCATAACATCCTCCTAAAACGGCAAATCAGTATAGGGCTCGACGAGCTCCATTGCGTCGTCGAGCAGGGCCTGCGCCATGCGCAGTCGTGAGCGTGTCGCCCAACCGGGTCGGGCGACCGCGTGCTTGAGCGCGACCACCCACATGAGGTAGGCGGTCGCGAACCGGTTGACGGACATTTTCACGCCCTTTCAAACCGGGTCTGATAGATTGGCGAATACTTCGCCCGCACGCGGTTGAGGTCGTCGCGCGTCATTTCTGAAGCGCGACCCGCTATTTCCTCTCCAATCTCCTCAATGTCCGCTCTCGTGAGCGGACCGGAGAGCCGCTCAACATACCCGGCGGCGAGCTTGGCGCTCGTCGCCTGGTCTACCGGCTTCGCCAACGGGCGCGGGGCTGGACGGGCAGCTTCCTGCCCGTCATCATCATCCTCAGACAACGACAACATAGCGCGCAGAGAATACCTCCGCGCGTAGGATACAGCGCTTCCGACCGCCTGTGGTGTGGCTTGCGCCACAGGAATACTCAGCGTTGACGATATGTGCCCACCTTCCACATGCGCGATCGTGGTCTCAATGGCGACAAGCCCGTCCGAGTAGGACGGACACTGGATGATGACCAGCCCGTGCTTCGCGAGCACGGGCTTTACCGTTGCCAAAATCGCGTCGAGCGACGCGAAACTGTGCTGGTACCTGCCAGTATCAACCCGCGAGTCGCGGGTGATGCTTGCGAGTTCCGCACTCGCTTTCGCGAGCGCTGCGAATAAAGGCCCTATGTTTCCTTCGGTTTTCATATCATCCTCCTCCTGCTAATATACGTCCGGACGGCTATTGTGCAACCGTGCCATTGCCGATTTTAGGACTCGGTGTGCGTACTGTACCGACACGCCCATCGCGGTGGCAATCTGTTTGAGCGACGCCCGGCCGCGATCTGCTACGTCCAGAGTGCAGGACTCGCGCGCAGCCGTGATCCGGACCCCTCCGGTTGGGCGCACATCTATCCCTAGATGGTAGCGGCAACGGACCCATGGGCAAGGTCGCGGGCCGTCGACGCACTCGCCGCGGGTCCGCGGCGCGCCTACATTTTTTGGTGTTCGGAGCAAATATCGCTTGCATTCTCGTTTCAGGCCAAAAATAGACGATCGTGGCATGTCAGTTTTTTGACATACAATGGGTTACCGTGTCAACCTATTGGCCATGAATCCGACCTTAGGCGACACTATCTCAAAACTGCGGATTGCCGCGGGTTTGAGCGTGCGGCAATTGTCAATCAAATCCGGTATCTCGCGAGCGACGCTTTTCAATCTCGAGCATGGGATCGTTTCCGACCCGAAATTGTCGGTCGTTGCGGCATTGGCTCGAGCGCTCAACGTTGCGCCCGCGGTTTTTTTTCGGACGGGCGATCGGTGCTGGTCGGTTTCCCGATGGCAAGGCGACGATCCTTCCGGCGCGCCCGCTATTATTGAATACTGGCGATGGTCGGCGGACCCGCTATGATCCTGCGCGACTATCAGGTGCGAGCCGTCGACGAGACCCGGCGAGTGTATGCGTCCGGGGCGCACCGAGTGTGCATTGTCGCCCCGACCGGTGCCGGGAAAACAGTGATTGCGTGTGCGATTGCGCGCGGAGCGGTTGCCAAGGGTAGACGGGTCTTGTGGTTGGCGCACCGGGCGGAGCTCGTCGACCAGGCTCACCGCAAACTGTACGCGCTCGGGCTCCGGCCGGGCGTGATACAACCCGGGACCGAGCAGCAACTCGACCGGGCAATACAGGTTGCATCAATCGAGACATTGGTTGCACGCGACATGCGACCGCATGCGGACGTTGTGATTTGGGATGAATGTCATCACGTTGCGGCAAACACATGGGCGCAGGTCGCGGAGCACTACCGCAACTGCGCGTTGCTCGGATTGACAGCGACACCGCAACGTGCTGACGGGCGCGGGTTGCGGGATGCGTTTGACCAGCTGGTGGTCGTGGCGCAACCGGCGGAGCTCATTGCCTCGGGGCACCTCGTCCCGACGCAAGTGTACGCGCCCGCCGACAAGCAAAGCGCGCTTGCGATGGATCCACTCGACGCGTACAGACAAATCGCACCGGACACACAAGCCCTTGTCTTTTGCCCAAACGTAGCGCACGCGCAGGAGCTCGCGCAGCGGTTTGATGCCGCCGGGTTTCCCGCCCAGTGTGTCGACGGCAATCTGTCAAGTTCAGTGCGGTCGAAGCACTTGACCAGTTTTGCTCAGTGCGACCTGCGCGTGTTGACCAACGTATACGTTCTAACAGAGGGGTACGATTGCCCTGGTATCCAAACCGTGATACTCGCGTCCGGGTCGAGCTCGCAGGGCACCTATTTGCAAAAAGTCGGGCGGGGCCTTCGACCCGACCCGAGCAAAGATCACGTCAAAATAATTGATTTGGTTGGGGCGGTGCACGAGCACGGACTCCCGGACGAGCCCCGGAGCTACTCGCTCGACGGCAAACCCATCCGACCGAGCGAGCAGGCTTTGGCGTTGCGGACGTGTCGCGAGTGCGGAGGAGTGCAACGCCCTGCGCAGTTTTGCGCGCGGTGCGGTGTCGAGTTTCCGCCGCCGCCGCCGCCAAAAATCAGACAGACCGAGGTTGCCCTGGTCGAGGCAAGGGCAACTCGCCCCGACTCCCAGCGACGGGCGGCATACGATCGACTCGTCGCGACCGGTAAAGCCAAAGGCTACAAGCCCGGTTGGGCAAAATGGAAATACAAATCGCTATACGGCCATTGGCCGGGAGGTTGGCAATGAGCAATCCCGAAACTGTTTTGCAGTCGCGGATTGTCGATGCACTTGGTTGCCTGCCCGGGTTGATTGTGATGCGCAACGCGCAGCTCAAACGAAAAATAGAGGGGCAATGGGTGTATGCTGGGCTCGGTCCGGGCTCCGCTGACCTGATAATTTGCGCGTTTGGATTGTTCGTTGGGATGGAGGTAAAAACCCCGACCGGCAAACAATCGCCCGACCAAATCGAGTGGGAGCAGCGCATCACTCGGTGGGGCGGCGGGCAATATGTCCTCGTCCGGTCGGTGCAGGATGCACTCAGCTGGTATGCAGACCTACAATCGCGACTCCATGATCCTGGTACTCAAACAATTCCCGGGCGCGCAGCTAATAAAATTTAGGTGTGCTTGCGGGAACGAAGCGGGCCCGTACCTGCGTTGCAGTCCCGTTGCGGGCCGCGAACATGCCAACATTCTGGCCCACCTTGGTTGGGTTGGCGAGTTGTGTACACAATGCTCGGGGCGATCCCAACTGTTGCCCGAGCAACGACAAGACGTTTGCAGTTGGTGCGGTCGCCCAACGGCGAGCGGGAAAGATCACATCGAATGCTTGAAAAAATCCTCGAAATCGCAAGCGACGAAATTGTTGAGCTCATAGCACTCCCGTCGGGCAAGGGACCGATCCAGGTCTGCTATGCGCACGGGTCGCAGATCCCGAAATGCGCGACCGAAGGCGATGCGCTCGGCGGGACGACTGGTGTTTACATTTGCGCAAACCGGATTGACCCGGCGGTTGCTGCCAGGTATCGACGGCTCAACCATTGGCAAATAGCATCGTCCGGCCGCGCATCGGACGCGGATATCACGCACCGGCGGTGCGTGTACATCGACGTGGACGCTCCGCGTGTACGCGGTGTTTCGGCGACCGACGACGAGCTCGCCATTGCGAAAACATGCACACGCAAGGTGCTCGACGTGCTCCGCGAGTGCGGTGTCCCGGTCGAGTCCCGGGCCGTAGGTCTGTCTGGTAACGGGTATTGTGTGTTGATCCAAGCGGAGCCGGTCGAGGAGTCCGAGAAAACATTGTCCGCAGCTCGGCGGATTGTGGAGTCGTTGCGGCGAGGTTGCGGCAAGACAATCGACGTGTCGGTGTACAACGCAAGTAGGTTGATCCCTATGTTTGGTACCGTCAAAAAAAAAGGAGCGAACCTCCCGGGGCGCCCGTGGCGGAAAACCAACATCACGACCAATGGCGACCGTCGACTCGGTTGGACTCGGTTGACCGAGGTAGCAGACCAACTCGAGTCACGTTTCCCGCCCGAGCGACCAGCCCCGCGGGCAACAAATACGTACACCCATGGCGAGTCAAATTTTGAGAAAGCCAACAACGTGCCGATCGAAACGGTCCTCGGTTGGCTCGGAACGGAGCCAGGCTCCAAACGCGACCGCTGGACATGCCCGGGGTGCAACGCGGACGACGCCATGGTCGCGGGCAACGTCAACAAGCTCAAATGCTTCCACAACTCTTGCAAATCTGAACGCGATGGCCTTCGCGGTCCGGTCGACGTTGTTGTTGCGTCGCTCCGCGTGTCGCCGGTCGAGGCAATGCAATGGGTGCTCGAGCACGCCAACATTCCGCTTGCGCGCAAGCCCCGACCCGATTTGGCACCGAGCCCCGACCATGCGCCAAAGGACCCGCGCTCCATTATTTACGTGTCGATTGACGAGTCCGTTGCGATTGACGGAGTGCTCGACAAGCTCGACCAGCTTGCGGACGTGTACGACAACAACGGGATCATTGTCAAAGCGTGCCCAGATGGAGTGCTGCGGGCAATGGACAGGGGCGGACTTCGCTACGAGCTCGCTCGCACCTTCAAGTTCCACAAGCGAAATTCATCGCGGACGCAAACGAAGGTTCCGCCCGCAGTGCTCGACGCACTCCTCGGTATGGGCAGTTGGCAAAAATTGCGGACGTGTCGGACTATAGTGCGAGCACCTGTTCTAGGTCCCGACGGCCACGTGCGACTAAACAATGGGTACGACCCGTCGACGCAAACAGTTGTGGCACACAACCTCGGGTCGCTCACGATTGGCTCGTCGCAGGACTCCGCGGCGATTGCCGCGCACCAGTTGCTCGAGCTGGTCGGCGACTTTCCGTTTGCCTCGACCTCGGACGCGAGCGCATGGCTAGCTGGACTGCTCACTCCGTTTGCAAGGTACGCGTTCGCTGGACCAGCCCCGCTTACTCTGGTCGACGGCAACGCTCCCGGGGTTGGCAAGTCGCGACTCGTCCAGTTAATCAGTTTGATCTTCCGCGGGGCAACCGTCCCGCCGACGCCCGAGCCCGAGGACGACGCGGAGCAACGCAAGATGATCACCTCGCACCTCGTCGCCGGGTCGAACATGATATTCCTCGACAACTTGTCGAAAAAATTCGGCGGGGCTCCAATCGAGGCACTGCTGACGGACACACACTGGACCGACCGCATGCTTGGTCGCACGCAAAACTGGTCGGGCGACTCAATGGCGACCTGGTACGCGACCGGCAACAACGTCGCGTTTCGCAAACGCGACGTTATCCGGAGGATATCGTACGTCCGTGTCGAGTCCCCGGTCGAAAACCCGGAGACCAGGACGGGTTTTCGGATTGCCGACCTACAACAACACGTCCTTGACAACCGTGCGCGCTATGTCGAGGCTGCATTGACAATCCTGCGCGCGTATTGCGCAGCGGGTCGCCCCAACCAGTCGCTTCCGCCGTGGGGGAGTTTCGAGGGATGGTCAAACCTGGTCCGCTCTGCGATTGTGTTCGCCGGTTGCGCGGACCCGGCGACTGCGCGGGAGCTCATGGTTTTTGAGTCCGCCAGCGACGAGTCCGGTGTCCTCGACCTGTTCGACGGGCTCCGCGGTCTCGGCAGGCAATACCGTGATGGTTGGGTCACAACCCACGATATTGTGCGGGAGCTACGCGACGACGAGCTCCTCGCCCGCCCCGAAAAGTACGGGCAGGCTCGGGGCGAGCTCCGTTGGGAGGTGCTGGCCAATGCAGTCGGCCAGTTGTGCGGGACCCGACCCGGAGTTGTCCCGTCGGTCCGACAACTCGGGGCAATGCTGTCCCGATACCGGTCGCGCGTTGTCGCGGGGCTGCGGTTGAGACACCGCCGCGACAACGGAAATACGCTCTGGTCTATTGGGGAGGTTGCCGCCTGAACCGGCGGCGAGAGGTGCGAAGTTGGGACCTACTTGCACAGTAGGCTTTCGATGTAGGCACTGGCAGTGAGGCCAGCTGCCGCGGAGCGGCGGTCGAGCTCGGCGACCGCAGCAGCCGCGAGGTACAGCTCCTTTCGGAGCTTGGTTCGCCCGGTCGCGGGGCGACCAACCGCGCGTGTAACTCGGGGCTGGTCTGGACTGTCGTGAGCATTCCGCCCCTTGAGGATAGGGCGGGAGTTTTCCGTCGGGTCCAACGACACCGTTGCGGTGCCGTCGGGATGCCACGTCAAAAAACCGTCCACTGGAGACGGGTCGTTAATGTGTTTGGTCGGATCGAAGATTTTCATATCTCCTCCTTAAACGCCGCACCCCCCGGCTTGTCGCAGACCGGGGGAGGGCTATTCGTCTATTCGTTGCAGGCTTCGGCAATTTCCGCTTGCATCCACTCAGCGAAGGGCCACAGGTCCTCCGCCGAGGCGCATTCGCGTATCGCAGCATCAATACTTGCATCAATCCATTCTGTTAGGTCCGGCGTGTCCACCGGGTCGAATTCAGATACCAGTTGGCTTGGTGATCTGTTGCCCATTACTGTTTCCCACGCTTCATTCTTTGTCATAACCCTATCCTCCGTCGAGCTTGAGTGCTCGCGTAGGCGCCCGTTGCGGGCGCCGCTCGCCAGGACTCAAACCAACCATTCATATTTCTGCGGGCGGTCCCGCACTCCCTCCGGATCTGTGAGAGAGGCCCGTTCCCAACCGTGCGCTCGGCGCAGGTCGTAGCGCAGGTCGAGGTAGTGGGCAGAGCGAACTGAGACGCTGAAAGCACCGGTCGTTTCCGCGACGAACGCGTCGCGTTCAGCCCGGTTCGCGAAGCGGAACCAGTCCGCGATGTCCCTACCTGTAGAGTCGCTCATTGGTGACCCATACGTCCACACGCCAGCGTAATATTTCCGCATTGAATCATCCTCCGTCGAGCTTGAGTGCTCGCGTATGCCCCGCGGTGCGGGGCAACTCGCCAGGACTCAAGTTACCGGGACACCATAGCCGCGATTGCCGCGGCTAGGACGTGTTTGCAACGTTGCCCACGCACCTTGTGGTCGGGGCAAGCACACCGGGCCTTGCGCCCGGCTACTGTCACGGTGTATTCCGCCGCTCCGCTGCCGCGGACGGCGAAAACTCGGTCGGTCGAGCCCGGCAACGCCGGGAACTCGAACACGCCTCCGGTCACGAACAGCCTGTGCGCCTTGTCAAGGCGCACAGGCTCCGCTCCGCCTTTCAAAAGGCGAAGGCATGCTGCTGTCAACTTCATTGCATCCTCCTGTTCTGGGCTCATGTGAGCGCACCGAGGTGCGCTGTCATCAACTCAGAACTCCCGGTTGCGGCGTGCGCTGTTTCTTGGCTGGCGCCTGCGTCGTGTCGCGCGCGGGAGGTTTAGATTTTCAAAGACCCGGGGGCTTTTTGCTGCCTGCCCCTCACATCTTATAATATACGTCCGGACGGATAATAGTCAATCAAAAATCGGTTGACAGGATACTGGCCCGGGCGTATTTTGGGACGACCTGAAAGGAGGATGACATGTTTATCAATCTCACACCCCATCCTATCGTGCTACAGTATCCCACAGGGCAAACCGAGACCATCTCTGCGAGCGGCTCCGTCGCGGTCGTGGACAACCTGCCCGGCGAGCGGGAACAGGGGCAGCCGTTCCCGGTGTACGGCCCGGACCGGCCCGGCGAGGTGAAGCTGGTGCACAAGGACGGGCGAGCACCGGGAGAAATGCCGCTGCCCGGGGCGGACACGTACATAGTGTCTGCTCTTGCAGGCGCAGCGCTGCGCGGTCGACCGGATGTTGTTGTGCCCGGGACCGGCCCACTCGACGAGTGCGTACGCGACGGGCAGGGCCGGATCGTTGCAGTGACCAGGCTCAAAAGGCCATGAGGCTGAGTCGACGCGCATGGTGGTCGCGGGTCCGCTCGGTGCTGAATGCTGTTGACGCAGTGCAGGAGCTCCTCGACGACCGGCCCTACAGTTTTTTCACCATTGTCGATGCGCGCCTTGTCGCGGGGCTGGCGCCCGACCCGGTCGACGACCAGGGTTGGGTCCGACACTCCGCCGTTTTGCTCGCAATGGCCCGGCGACTCGCCCGACACCGCCGCCACTCTTGCCCCGCCGACCTGCGCTACCTGCTCAACTAAACGAGTCGTACCCCTCGGACTCCAGCCAGTCCCGGACCTGCGCAAGGTCGATTGCGCGGACCGCGGCAACCTCGGTCACGATGCCCCACTCCCCATCGTCCGCGTAGCTACGCACGGACGGATACTGCGCAAGGGATAATCAGATACCTGTATGTGTGGTCAAAGCCGCTCAAACTGCCCAGCGGTTGGAAAGCCGTGCGCAAAAAAGCTGAACACAATAGATACATGGGCGGATTGCAACCCGTATGCTGGCAAGTCGCACACACGACGCTGGCAAGTCTGGAAGGTTGCTTTCCAGACTTTTGCGTTCTGATGTAAGTGTTCACTCACCTTCCTGTCTCTGGCAAAACATGGAACGTGGCACGGTTGTGCGCTTTTGAGATACACTTGTGGATATTGGTTATTCCAAGCCGAGTCTGGTGCGCTCTGTCCAGACTTTTGCCTTGTTTCCGAAGATATCGTGGGGCATTTCCAGGTTTCTCAGTTGGGCTTTCCAGCCAAAATGGAATCCGGAGACCCGATTTGGAGCCGAAACGGGGCTTTATAAACCACCTAACCGCTCACGATCTGTGACATTTTGGCAATCTGGAAATCTTCCAGCCGAATTTGGCTCGAAAGCCTAAACCCGTTTTCCCAACGCGGACCTATTTCTCAGTCCATAATCCTGTCCTTGGTTTTATCGGTAACGGAAATATGGAGCTTAAAATAGAGCTATGGAGTGGAAGTGGTTGCAGCTGTTGCAGTTTCAGCCGAATTTGGCTCGAAAGCCTCTGTGAGCATGATCCGAATCTGGAAAAAATCCGGCGGTTTTGAGCGGTTTCTAAACGGAAACGCTCAGTTTTACTCCATCTTTTTTCGCCAACCTGGAACATGCTGAAGAAAACCCTGGAATTCTTATTCCCGCCACCCAACTGTATTTCAGCGTTTGAGCAAACGCAAAACGGGGTGCGGGGCTGGCGCGCAAAACCGCGATACATGTCACGATTGCAGGCTGGAAAGAAGGCCATTTACTATCCGGAGAAAAAGGATGACCGGTCTGGCATGAACACTCAAAACTTGAATTCCTTTGGTTACTACCGAAACCTTTGACATTTATTCTTGCAATGCGGTCACAATGAGTCGGGCAGATCGGGCACGGTATTGATAGGCGGTATATCAGCGCAGTCCTTTGAGTATATCTAGCGATATTCCAAACGCTATTCCGTTGTTTTCTTGCGAACTTGGACCGTGAACGTTCACACGTAAACGATATGTCGTTTTAGATTGCGTCATTTTCACGCACCCGTGTTGCATTGTCTTGCACAAGAAACAGGATTGCGTGCAAGACCGTTCGTTTTGGGCGCAACGCGTGCTCCTGCCAATGGCGGCATATTCGCACGCTGGAGTAGTTGGACTACGTAGAAAGAGTCTGGAGAAAACGCTGGACAATACGCAACTCCATCCGAACCATGAGCGTTTGGCGTGCTCGTCCAGGTTCCCTGGCGGATTTTTGCTTTTTTGGGTGGGTTGTGGTATGGTCGCGGGGCTCCGCGACCAGGGATGGAAGCTACAGACCTGAATCGTCTACCTGCTCCGGGGCGAGCCCAGCGCCGCCATTGAGCAGGTCGTCAACGACATCCGCCAGTCCCATGCTGGCGGGGTAGACCCAACCGGCGAGCTCGCCGGTCTCGAGCCAGTGAAGCATGTCAACCCGCGCGCTTCGGGCGGGTCGAGTGTGGAACCGGCCGTCCCGGTCCCGCGATATGATTTTGCAAAAGCTCCAGTGCACCATATCATCCTCCTCCTGCCAATATACGCCCGGACGGCTATTGTGGCAAGGACCAGTGGAAGGGATTTGGCCCGTTTTTTTTTTGCGGGATAGTCTGCCGTGATGGTCAAGGCCCCGTTTCCCTGGTTTGGTGGCAAATCGCGAGTCGCTCCGCTTGTTTGGCAACGGTTTGGCGACGTCAAAAACTATATCGAGCCGTTTTTTGGGAGTGGCGCTGTCCTGCTAGACCGACCTCCGACTGCACACGCGACAGCTGTCGAGACTGTCAACGACCTAGACTGCTACCTTGCCAATTTTTGGCGAGCAACCCAGCACGATCCCGAGCAAGTCGCGCATTGGGCAGACCAACCCGTCAACGAAGCAGATCTGCATGCAAGGCATCTATGGTTGCTAGACCACAAGCCGCACAAGACGATGGCAGATCCAGATTGGTTTGACGCAAAAATAGCGGTTTGGTGGGTTTGGGGGTTGTGCTGTTGGATCGGGGGTGGTTGGTGTAGCGGCAACGGTCCATGGACAGCTGGCCCAGATGGTGTGGTCAAGACCGGCGATGCTGGGCGCGGTGTCAAACGGCAATTGCCGCACCTCGGCGACGCTGGGCAAGGTGTCAACCGGCCACGGGTTGCGTTGTTAGACTGGTTTGAGCAATTGCGCGACAGATTGCGCCATGTCCGAATTTGTTGTGGTGATTTTGAACGCGTGTTGGGCAATAGCGTACTCGATTCAGGACGTATTTGGATGACCGGTTCATCGACGGGCGTGTTCCTCGACCCGCCGTATTTGCAACATGACAGGACATCCAAAGTCTACACGCATGACGATGGTAACGACGTCGCCGTCCGCGCATACAAATGGGCAATCGAGCACGGCGACAATCCACACCTGCGTATCGCGTATTGTGGATACGAGGGCCATTTTAAATGGCCGTCGAATTGGACCGAAGTACCTTGGAAAGCCAATGGCGGGTATGCGAATCAATCTGGACACGGGCGGGACAATGCGAGCCGCGAGCGGATTTGGTTCAGCCCACATTGCAAAAATTTTGAAACTGCATTGACGTTATTGTAGAGTGTGCGGATTCTTGATCGGACCAACCTGGGCGCGGTGCCCAGGTTTTTTTTATTGACCTGGCCACAACGCCAACACAACAATGCGATATGGCATGCGCAATTTGTAGTCACCCACAACGGGGCGCAATAGAGGGTTCGATTGGAGCAACCGGCGGGTCTTTTGACGTTGTTGCTGTTGAGTACAACCTCGAACCACAACAATTGCGTGCGCACTACAACCAATGCCAGGTACCGGTGCCCGTCGCCCGAGCCGGGACAATCGGACCGGATTACGCCATGGCGCAGGTCGCGCAAACCATGGGGCAACTCAACCGCAAGATTGCAGCGCACGAGTCGCGGGGCTCTGTCGAAGGTGCAGAGTGGTTGGCGACAATCAAAGCGAAAACTCGTCTGCTCGAGCTGCTGCTCAAAAACACGAAACCAGCGACGACAGCTATCGATGGTTTTTTGAAAAAGGAAATACTGTGAGGTATAAAATTATCCCGTCGGGGCCTGCTGCGGGCCCGGTTGCACTTGAATTCACTGGTCGCGGGTCGGCAAAAATAATCGGTGAGTGGGCAGCTCGGTATGCGAGCCAATATCAATTGCCGATGGAGGTTGCTGTTGTTGCGGATGGTGGATCCCGATCGGTGTACGAGGTTGCGTATCGAGACTCGGCGCAGGTAGTCAGACTCCTGCGTAAGGAAAGGAACGTGTCGCGTGGCAGCGAAAAAGGCTGAGTCGGTCGTGTCGGAGTTGTGCACTGTGTCCGCGGTCCGGGTCGGTCGCGACGTGACCAAAAATTTCCGCGGCTCGGACGGTTGGGTGATCTCATTCCGCGGGCAGATCGCGCAGCTGGTCAACGCTCGCACTCCGTCGACGTACTACGTCCCGCTCGCGCAAATCGCCTGGTGGCGAGTCGAATCATCCGAGTAGTCAATGCCGCAACAGGTGTTGTGCAAATACCAAGTCGAGCTCCGCGAGTTGTTGCACCCTGTGCAGCTCGAATTTTTGCGCGACCCAAATCCGTACCGAGCACTACTCGGCGGGCGGCGCGGTGGAAAAACAGTAGCGCTCGCAGCGTTTTTGATTGATGGAGCGCTTGAGAGGCAGGGGTCGCTCAACCTATATGTCTCGTTGTCGCAAAAACATGCGCGGTTGCGCATGTGGCGCCCGTTGCGGCTATTGATTGCGCGACTCGGTATCCCGCATGTCGTTGTCAAAGGCGACCTTGCAATTGTGTTGCTCAACGGGTCGACAATCCGTCTCGATGGATGCAACGATCGACCGAGCGTCGAGCGTTTTCGCGGGTCGGCGTACGGGCGGGTGGCGATTGATGAGGCAGCGTTTTTTGGCGACGGAGTGTTGCACGACCTTATCACCGACGCATTGCAGCCAGCGCTACTGGACCTACGCGGCGAGCTCGCAATTGCATCCTCGCCGGGTTATGTCCCCTCCGGGTATTTTTATGAGGCGACGACCGGGACGCTGGGCTGGTCGGTGCGGACGTGGACTGCCGCGGACAATCCGACAATCATAGATTTCGACGGATACCTCGCGGAGGTTTTGCGACTCAACGGATGGTCTCGCGACAATCCCAAATTCCGCCGCGAGTATTTGGCGGAGTGGATTCTCGATCTGGACTCGTTGGTCTATCCGTTTAGTGCAATCAACCAGATAGACCGGTTGCCAGACGGGCCAAATTGGACGTACATCATTGGGATAGACCTTGGCTACGAGCACGCAAGTGCTTGGGTTGTGCTCGCGGAGTCGCGGACCTATCCCGCTCTAGTCGTGGTCGAGGCGCACAAGCGATACAAGCAACTGGCTGGTCAGGTCGCTGACTACACCGAAGAGTTGCGCAAAATCTACTCGCCCAAACGCACGGTCGCGGACACTGGCGGATTTGGCAAGGGCTATGTCGAGGAGATGCGCCGCCGGTATGGGATCCCGGTCCTCGCCGCCGACAAGACTGACAAGCTCGGATGCGTCGAGCACATCGCTGGAGATATCAAAACCGGCAAGGTGCAGGTTGTGGCGGACAATTGCAAAGCACTGCTCGGCGAAGCAAGTAACCTGGCATGGTCGGACCGACACGACGAAATCCGCGACGGGGCGGACCATTGTTGCGATGCGTTTTTATACGGCTCAAAAGAGTCGTATCATTGGACATACAAATCGGTTCGGAAACGTCCCGAGGACACGCCCGGGACAATCGAATATCAAGAAAAGAAGATGCGCGAGCACTCGTTGCAACCCAAAGGAAAACGACAATGGCTTGGTGGGTGAAAAGCGCTCCGATCGCGGAGCTTTGGAATGCTGTTGACCGTTGCGGGAGTGGCGGCGAGACCCGCCGCACTCGGTGCGCTGCGCAAACCGTGTTGTATGAGGGCGACAACGCACTCGAGGACCGCGACGACATGCGGACCGACGCGTCGCTGGTTACACCGGACGGTTTTGAGATCAAGCTCAACGTGGTCGAGTCGATTGTCGACACGTTGGTTTCGCACCTCGCAACTGCGCGCCCGACTCCAATGGTGCAAACCGATGGAGGCGACTCAAAAGCACTCGACCAACGCACTCGCGCCCAAAGATTTTTGGACGGGACATTCCAGTATTCGAAGGCGCATGCGGCAATGCGCCGGGCAGGAAAGGATTGTTTCGTGTGGGGCACGGGGCTTATCAAACCGCGGGGCGACGGGAGCGACGTGGTTTTCGACCGCGTGTTTCCTTGGGATTTGGTCGTGCCAACGGACCAGTCGGGATACGGGCACGTCCGGGAAATGTACGCGGTCACGTATTTGCAACGCGACCATGCGCTGGAGTTGTGGCCCAACGCAGCCGACCAACTGCGCATGTCGCCATCGTACCGCGGGGCCCGGCGAGATCTCGGCGACGACACGATAGAGATTGTCGAGGGGTGGCGTTTGCGGTCGGCGCACGTCATTGGGACCAGGACCGACACAGTTGTGCACGAGCCATGGGAGCGCAATCGGTTCCCGGTCGCGGCAATCCGGTGGAAGCACAGGCAATGCAGCTGGTGGGGCAAGGGCGTTGTTGAGCAACTCGAGCCAATCCAGCGTGAAATTTGGGACGTACTCTATCGTTTAGGTGTCGGGCGCAAAGGGCTCGGGCATCCGCACGTGTTTGTCGAGGAGGGTAGCGACCTGCTACCGCGACAACTCACGGACAATCCGTTGCAGACCTACTCGTACCGCGGGCGACCGCCAGAGATTGTCCTGCCCCAAACGATCGCTCCTGATGTGTACAAATACTTGTGGGATTTGGTTGCGCAGTCGTGGCAGTTGGCTGGAGTGTCCGAGCTCGCAGCCATGAGCAAAAAACCGGCGGGGCTCAACGCAGGCGTTGCGCTGCGCGCGTATCAGGATGCACAATCGCAGCGTTTCCAAGAGTTTTCGCTCGACTTCGATGCTCTCGCGGTCGAGCTCGGTCATCTGATTTTGGATGTCGCGCACGATAGCCCGGACGAGATCTATGCACGAGTGAGCGACCCGGATGGTTTGACGCGGATATCGTTGGGCGACGTCGAAATGGATCGCGACCGGTTTGTCCTATCGATTGCCGCGAGTGGCTACCTGCGCAAGACACCGCCGGGCCGATTGCAAGACGTGAGCGACCTGCTCGACAAGGGTTTGTTGTCGCAGGACCAGGCGCGCCGACTGCTCGACGCACACGACCTGGCGGGCGAGGTTGACCCGTCAGGCGCAAGTTACAAACTTTGGCGCGAGGACGTCGACGCGATGACCCGGGGCGAGCCCCGTGAACCTGACGAATACATGAACCTACAGCAAGCACATGCGCTCACAATAGGGGTTTACCTACAGAGCAAAGCTCGCAACCCGGATAACCCGTCGCTTGAGCTCCTGCTCGCGTATATCTCACAATGCCAGGATTATATGGACAGAGTAGCAGCAGCGGTTCCGCCGGCCGGTCCGCAGGAGGTCCCCAATGGAAATTGAAAACACTGAAGACACTGGACAGACAGAGCCGACCGAGGAGCAAATCCCGGGCGACGGCGAGCAGGTAAGCCCCGAGCCCGCTTCTGTTGAGCAACCGAAGCCTGACCCGGTTGGCGAGCGTGCTGCCTTGCTCGCTCGGCGGGAGCAGCAACTCAAGTCGCGCGAGTCGGAGCTGGAGACCATCGCAAAAAAGTACGAGGAGCTCGAGCGATGGCAAGCCAAGCTCGCCGAGGACCCATTGGAAGCGCTGCGGGATAGGGGACTCGACTATGCAAAATTGTTGGAGGCTGGGCTCAACGCGCCAAAAGACTCGGAGCTTGCAAAGGTACAACGCGAGCTTGCCGCAATGCAGCAACATCAAAAAGAGATGTCGGAACGGTACCAGCAAGCAGAGGCAGCAAAGCAGAAAGCAACAGAGCTTGCGATAATACAGAAGAATCTGTCAGAAACGGCAACGCCAGCACTATTGGCGGCGCAGTCGGAGCTCGGGATTGACGTTGCAGGGAATTTGCACACGGAATTTTGGAACCGGTATAACTCGGGAAATCCAACGACTGCGGGCGACTTGGCGGCGGAGTATGAGAAAATTATCCTCGCCGACCTTGAAAAACGTGCGAGGTTGTGGGAGAAACTCAAGCCCAAGGCGGGGCAAGCCCAACCAGCAAAAAACCCGGGGACGGCATCGGTCCCGTCGCAAGGCGCAGCGGTTGCCAAGTCGGGCAACGGCGGGTCGGGGCCAGCCCCGACCGCTACGCTTGCGGAACAGCACGAGTATTACCGCAGGCGGGGCGAGCACATGGCCAGAAAACTATTCGGAGGATGATGCAAGTGGAAAAGCAGAACATAGTGAAATGCCACCTATGGTGCAATCTCACTGAAAAGGAAGTCCTTACCAAAAGTAAGAAGGCTGCGGAGGTTGTGGCTGAGTGCGGGAATTTGCAGGAGCAGCTGGCGGCGACGACCAGCTTGATCAAGGTCAAAGTTCTCGAGGCAGAACGCGACCAGCTGTTGAGTGCGATCCATCTCGGTAAAGAGGTGCGCGACGTCGACTGCCAATGGTTTGACCGGGTTGCGGACGGCGAGACGGACCTGGTCCGAACCGACACGCACGAGGTCGTGACAACCAAGCCCCTGCCCAAGCAGCAAAGCCTACCCAAAACAGACTGACTGATAGACAATCGACCAGCCCCGCGTTTTTTTTGCCAAGGCGCAACCAATCTGGTATCACAACCAGACGCTGGTCCATTGGAGGATATGGCGGAAGGGCCTTTTTCAAGGGGCAGCGGCCAAACTTTCCCCTGAAACAAGGCCCTTGATTTTTGCTGGTGGTAGCATGTCGGTGCGAGCGGTTGTCCCCCGCCCGCGATGCTTCAAAGCCCGGATGGTCCGGGCTTTTTTTTTGCGCGAGGTTCCACGTGAAACATCTAGGACACTCGGATTGAGTCAATCTGACCATATGCAATTCTTGCTTAGTCAAGGCTATGCGGTGTAACCTTATTTCACAACCTAAGGAGTGCACCCATGGCGATCACAGCAGCGCAACTCGCGGCCTACATCAAAGAACGATATCCCAGCGACGCGATGAAAATCGCGATGTACGCGTCCAGCCCATTTCTCGGGCTGGTCAACCACACACGAGTGACGGGACTCAGTTGGTCCCGGACAATCCAGTATGGAGTCAACCAATCGACGTCAGCGCTACTGTCGACCGCGATCAACAACTCTGGTCGGAGCAGAGCGAGCAAGTTTACGAAATCGACGGATGCACTCTGGCCGCATTACACGGTATTTACGCTCGAGGGGTTGGCGATGGCGATTGCTCCGAGTGCTGGCGACGGGTCGATGGTGGACGTCGTTGACAACGAAATCGACGCCGCACTCATGGGGCACAACGGGTACTTGGGGTTTCAAGCGTTCCGCGCAGGCGGCGGAGCGCTAGGACAGATCGAAAACAACGGGTCGTATCCGATCACTGGAGCGGTTGCCAAACTTATCAACGTCGAGGATGCTCATTATTTTGACGTAGGGATGGTCGTCGAGCTCGACGACACAACGGGCGACGCGCGGACTGGCGCAGTGCGATCCGGGACGTTGACAGTGTCCGCGGTCAACCGCGAGGCGGGGCTGGTAACATTCAGCGCAAACATCAACACGGTGTCGGAGGCTGCGGTCAACGACTACATTTTTAGGAAATCAGACTTCGCGGCGTGCATCAACGGGTTGTCAGCATGGCATCCGTGGACAGCACCGACTAGTGGCGACTCGTTTTTTGGGATTGACCGGTCGGTCGACGTGCAAAAACATTGCGGGTCCCGCGTTGCCGCGGGTAACTTGACCAAACGCGAAGCGTTGATCGAGGCAATCAGCAAGGCGGGCAAACACCAACCGGCGAACGGTCCCGGGCTCGCAAACATGGTTACCTATTTCAACCCGACGGACTATCAATCGCTACTCAATGAGCTTGAGTCGACGACCTACCAGGCAAAAATTCCGAAAGGCACTATGACCTCGAAGTTCAATGCTTCGGTATCGTACTCCGGAGTCCAGCTCGAAACGGGTTGGGGACCTGTGCTAGTGCTCAACGACCCGTATTGTCCGGTGGGGCATGCTTTTATGGTCGACCCGACGGACTACGAATTTGTGTACAGCGCATACGAGGATAAAGCTGCTCGCGGCGGCGACGGACCAATGGCGCACATCGACCAGTCGGACGGCAACCTGATTTTGCGAGCTACGACCAGCGACGCGTTCGAGGGGCGGATCAAGTCCTACACCGAGATGGTTTGCAAACGCCCATCGCGCGCAGTCCATATCAATTTTGCTGCAACCGCACTGGCGTGAGAAAGGACTGGCGCGATGGCAAGTCGAATAGAATCTCCACTCCGAACGATCGGCGTCGGCCGCGTGCTGTTGAGCTATCGCGCCACGACCGATTCAAGCGGCGACCCAACCGCAGCCACGGACGCAACCGGGCAAGCGGCGACGATTGCGCGAATCTCACGCGGACTCTATCGGTTGTGGCTCGGCAAGAGTGCGACAGACCTTGACCGTTACCGCGGTTGTGTCGACTGGTTTGGCCACGTTGTGAAATCGACCGGGCAAAATCTAACCGTGCAAGCGTGTCGGGTCAATTCGTCCGGGACAATTGCATACTCGTCAATGGCTTCGGCGACCGCGAACGCAATCAAAGCCGCGACCGCGACCGTCGCCAGAAAAGAGACATGGGGCGCATCCGACCTGCTCACCGCAGGGTTGTCGGAATTGTACAACTACCCGCGGAACGTAACGTTTACGACAGCGGGCGGAACCGCTGCGGACGCACCGGCGACCGTGACAGTTACCGGGACGGACGTCAACGACGCAGCGCAAACCGAGACAATCACACTGGCGCAAACCGCAACAATTGCGAGCGGGACGAAGGCGTTCAAAACCGTGTCGCGTGTTGAGTTTCCCGCTGCGGACGGTACCGGGGCGACAATCGCGATGGGTTACGGGACTGTCACGGCGGCAACGCTCGGCCAGACAATCAAACCGTACGTCGATTTTTTGGTATGTGGCCCGGACATGCATTGGCAAGAATGGACGAACCCCGCGGCTCTCGACGCGGACGGGTTGATTACGGGCGGGACGTCCGCGGCTGCGTTGACCGAGCTCACGACCACGGACTTCATCGACGCGGGCGAAGCAAAAATTCTCGCAACGCCCCGCGTGATTTCTATCACAGTAGGAGCAGGCGGGACGCCAACGGACATGCATCCGGACGCGTATCTCGTCGGGACCGATATCGACGGCAACGTGATCACGGACACAATCGGAGCGCTCGAAACGGGAGGAGGAGGAACCTATTACTCCTCGAAGGTGTTCAGAACGCTCGAGCGCATCCTTTTGACGGCCGGTGCTGGGACTGGGGCATCGTACACGATTGGATTTACCGACGAGCTCGGGCTAGACAAGCCGATCAAGTCGCGTGCTGGAGTCGCGGCTGCGGTCGCGTGCATTGACACCGCGGTTGTTGCTGCACCAAACGGGACGATCGTCGCCGCGGCGACCGACCCGCCGTACGGCAGTTGGGACCCAAACACTGCACTCGACGGGTCCGCCGACTTCGCACTGTTCTATGAGGTTTCCGACCCGAAAGAGAATTTGATTTCGGGCGAGCTCTGTTTGCAGGCAGTCCTGCGGAACAGTTCGGTTGGTGCGTGATGAAACAGAAGGGCAAACCGGACGCGATGCTGCTCCTCGCACCTCGGGACGGATTTGGGTCGCCGAAATCCGACACCGAGGACGAGGAGCAGTCCTCGACAATGGCATTTGACGAATTTTGGTCGGCGGTCAAATCCGACGACAAGGCGGGCGCCGAGTCGGCCCTGCGCGCAACCGTGTTGGCAATGCTTGCGGAGGAGTGACCGAACATGGCCGGACGCAGTATCTCGTTGGCAAACCTGATTACGCGCGTCCGGTCGCGGTGCGACATGACGACGTCGCCAATCACCGACGCGTCGATTATCGACTGGCTAAATTCGTCGACCTACCCCGAATTTTACAACGAAGTCCTTTCCGCACTCGGCGATGACTATGCGTCGACGAGCAAGGGATACACGACCGTCGCGAGCACGGATACGTACTACCTCACCGACACTGGGCTGGTCGGCGGGACTGCAATCGAGATGCTGTCAATTCTTGCTGTCGACCTGGTTGTGTCGAGCACCGACGTCCGCGAGCTCGCCCCGTGCACGCTCGCCGACCGCAACCAATTTGTCGGCGACACCGGATACCCTTGCCAGTTTCGGATCGTCAACAACAACCGGATTGTAGTGGCACCAGCCCCGTCGACTGCGGGGTGGACGCTCCGCGTGCACTACGTCCCGGGACCGGCGACTATCTCGGTCGGCGGGTCGATTGATTGCTTCGGCGGTTGGGAGGGGTTTTTGATTGCCGACCTTGCTGCCAAGTGTCTTTTGGTCGAGGAGTCTGACGCTTCCGCGCTGCTCGCCGAGCGTGAGCGGTTCCGTGCGGTCATCCGCAACGCGGGTCGACGCCAACAGCAACAAGGCCAGACAGTGCGCATGGTGCTCGCCCCGTGGCAAACCCCGACGCGGGAGCAGCGACCATGACTGCGATCCGCGTCAAATCGAAAGACCCGGACCAACGACGTCTCGAGCAGGCGGTGCGCCGGTTGTCAAAACCCGAGGACATCAATTTCTCCGAGGTTTTTGGCGTTGACATGGTCGTGGCGACCGATATTCAAATACACCACGGACTTGGACGGCAACCAAAACACTGGTGGCTCCTTGATATCGACGCCAACCGAACTGTCTGGCGTGTCGGTTGGGACAATGTGCATCTCACTCTGCGGGCGAGCGGGACCTGCACGATAGCGGTGAGGATTGAGTAATGGCACCGCTGCAATGGCAAAACCTGGATGTTGCGTTGACCGGCGGTGTCGCGCAGGACGTCGCCGATCCATTGGTCCCAAATGGTCGGCTTCTCAAGTGCGAGAATGTTGTGTTCGATAAACGCGGCGCGATGCACAAGCGGCGCGGGTTTATCGCGCACTCGACTCCGCACGTGTCGATGGGCGACATCGAGCAGGTTTGGGAGCAGGACGGAGTTATTTGCGCGACCGATGGGTCCTATGTTTGGCGCCACGATCCCAACCTCGGGATTTGGGTGACGTCGTCGGACATGCGCCTTCCCGACTTCCGGATGATCGCCAAGCACGAGCTCTATAGCAACCCCGAGGTCGACGCAGCCGAGCTCGACGCAGTCTACTGCAACGGATATATTGTTTGGGCACGGACACTGTTGCTGGTTGCAAGTGGGAATGGGTGTGTCGAGGGAGGAATCCTTGAGTATCCCGGCAACCGCTGGGTTTACAAGTGGGACAAGCTACAGTCGACGAGAGACCTTGCGTACGGTCCGCCTCGGCTCGTGGTCGAGGCGAATCGGTACGTGTGGGCTATTTATGCGACCTACACCGGTGGCGCTGTTACGTTGCGAGCTCGAGTGCTCGACACCGAGGACCCGAACC